GGAAAAAATTAAAGAAGAATTACAAAAACAATTATATGAAGGAGGTATCACCTGTAAAAAAGCCATTGAAATTATTAAAAAATATAAAATTGAAACCGAACAACAATATCAAAAGATGTGTGAAAGTGATTCTAGACTACCAAAAAATCCATTTAATACATATCCTGATTTCCCTGGATGGACAACATATTTATCTGTTGACAAGTCAAAATATTACAATGACCACAATGATTGTAAAAAATCTATTAGAGAAATCATTAAAAATGATCAATCTATTAAAAATAATAATATCACAAAAATATATGAATTATGTCGAGAAATTGATAATAAGTTACCTCCAAATCCGTGCGATTATTATAAAGATCATGGAATTACGGATATTAGCAAATTGATTGAAATAAGTATTATTAAAAAACAGCTTATAAATTTTTAGTTTATTAAAAATTGATTTTATAATTTTCAAGTAAAAAAGACTTAAATACTTGAATTCATATCATTAATATAATATAAGATAATTATGCCAAAAGAATATGTTTGTGAATTATGTAACAAGGATTTCAGTCAAAAAATAGATTGGGAACGTCACAAAGCTATGAAAAAAAGTTGTTTGCCTGCTGAAAAAGTTATTGAACTTATCAAAAAAACTCAAGACAAAGAGCAAATTAAGAAAGCACCCGAACAAATTGATAACAAATCACAACTTGTTACTTTTTTTAAATCAATTCTTAATTTCCTTCGGGATAACGAACATTTAACTGGTGACAAAGCATTAAAAACTATTGCATATACATCAATTTTACGATTATCTGAAGCACAAATTGACGCCGGTGTAATTGATGCAGAAAGTACAGATTATTATGATTTCGATGCTTACGAAGAAGAAACAATTAATCAATTTAAAACTGCCCTACGTTTCTCTGTGTTAGAGAATAGAGACAAAATGGGTATGGTACAAGCTGTTAAAAACTTAAGGGAAGTTATTTTGTGCAAACATCCTAAATTTAAGGATTTTTTTAACAAAAATGATGATCCGTTCAGAATCAAATCAGACGCAAATTTCAAAGAATTGTTAACGAGATTTAAAAACTTTCCATTCGAATCATTTGATCACGATATTTTAGGTGAAGCATATGAGGAAGTAATTAAAGATATCATGGTGGGGAAAGTATTAGGACAATTCTTTACTCCTCCAGCATTAAAACAATTCATGGTTGAGTTGATTGATCCCCAAATTAAGAAAGATGGAACGTTTGAAACAATTTATGATCCAGCTCTTGGAACTGCTGGATTTTTATTAACTGCATTAAGACATTTAACTAAAAAAGCAAAAGAGAAAAAAATAAAATTAAATGAAAAATTCCTAATGACAAAAGGTTTAGGTGGTCGAGAAGCAGAAGATGATACCTTCAGACTCGCAAAAGCTAATATGTTGATTTCAGCAGGTCATATGTTTGATACAATTGATTGTGATGATTCAATTCGCAATCCAATTAAAGGAAAATATGATATTGTTCTTGCAAATCCACCTTTTGGTATTAAGGGATTAACTTACAAATCTATTCCAAATGATGGAGCCATTAAGAAGTTTGATTACTTACCCATCATGTCTAATTCAGCCATACCTCTTTTCCTACAGGCGATAATTTACATGCTTAAAGTAAATGGACGTGCTGCGGTTGTAGTTCCAAATGGTCAAGATCTATTTAATAAATCAAATGATCTGGTTGCGTTGAGAGAGTTAATAATGAAATCGTGTGATCTAAAGGAGATTATTATTATGCCAGCCGATATATTCAATAATACTGGTGTGAAAACATGCGTATTTTATTTTGAGAAGAAAAAAGAAGGAAAAGATGTTTTGACAGTTAAATACTCAAAAGATAATAGTAAAGTGATGAGTTATGATTTTGCTAAAGAACATCAAACAAAATCTGTTAAATTTTATGACTATGATATGGTCACCAAGGAAAAGAAATTATTAATTGAAGTCCCGATTGAAAAAATTAAAGAAAATAGTTATTCACTTAATTATATGGATTATACGGAGAAAAAGGATAAAGAATATGGTAATGAAATTGAAATTAAAACGATTGATGAAATTTGTGAATTATTAGGAGGAAAAAGGAGATTAACAACAGAGGCTGTCGATAGCGGAGATTATGATTTTTATACGTGTAGTGTTCAACATAGTCTACGTATAGATAAGTGTGATTTTACCAATGAAGGAATAATTATAAATGCTGTCAATGGAAACGGTAAATGTAATGTATACATAGGGATTAATTATTGTACAACATCAAATAATATACATTTTAAAGTCAAAAATAGTGTTTCGGTAATAACTAAATATATATATTATTACTTAAAACATAACATAAATATACTCGAAGATGGTTTCAGAGGCGCAAATCAAAAAAAAATAACATCTGAATATGTCAAAGATATAAAAATCCCCTTCCCGTCGTCAATTGAAACACAAAAAGAAATCGTAGAAAAATTAGATCTGCTAAGTGAAAACAACAAAACAAATGAAAAATGCATCCAGGAATTAAAAAAGATTATGAAGTATTATGTTGAAACTCATACTATGAAACAAAATATTAATATTCCTCTGGGTGAATTATGTGACTTTGTCGCTGGTAAATATAACTCCCAAGATTGTAAACAAAAAGGTTTGTATCCTTTTTATAATAGTAAAGCTGACAATCCGGTTGGATATTACGATGAATATTGTTTTGATAAAAATGAATATATTATTTTAATAAAGGACGGTGGTGGAGGATATCAAACATATGGCGATCAAATAGGATTAGGAAAGGTTTTTAGAGTAAAAGGAAGAACTGCAGCTACATCGCATCAATATGCGTTGTACATTAAGAACGATATAGTTATAAATGATTATTTGTATTTTTATATGGGATATATAAAAAATGACATAATGGATTTAGCACATTATACAGTGGGTTTAGGAACTATACAAAAAGGTAAAATAGAAAAAATTAAAATTCCCATTCTACCATTAGAAAAACAAAAAGAATTAGTCGCATATTGTAATAATCTAACTAATGTCATAAAACAATTAGAAGATCAAATTAAATCGAATAACGAGTTAATGAAAGAAATGTTAGAAAATTATTTACAAATAAATAATGATCAAATCGACGAAAATATTAATGATGATATTATTGTTGTTAATGATCTAGAAGATGATGTTATTGATGAATTGAATAACGAAGAAAATAATGGACACGTTGAACAAAAAGTTATAGAGAAAAAGAAAAATCCAGTAATTGTAGCGGCAAAATCAAAACAGCCATTAAGATCAAATCTCGATAGACAAATAAATATATATGAATCAATTGAACAAACTAAACAATCTGAATCGGTTGATCAAGAAGTGGTAGAAGATACTAAATTAGTTGAACAAGTTCCTGAGACTAAAACTGTTAAAAAAGTTATGAAGACAGTTATTAAAGTTGTTGCCAAAAAGAAAATGCCAACGGCTAATACATTTCCGTAATCGATTTTTATTTATTGATTTGACATAAACACGAGCGGAGTTAATTACAACGGCACATAAATATATACATAAACACATATTTCTATGTATTTATATTAACACATATGCATTCAAAAAATCAAAAACAAATTATGACTGCCAAGGAAAAAAACGCCAAAACAAAATTTAAAAAAAATATTAAAATTGTAAACAATTGTAAAAATGTTGAAAATAGATCTGATGGTGGCGTATCAACAGTCAAAGGAGTATTTTATCAGCATGAATTTTCAATCAAAAAATTTTTGGAATCGATTGATAATGCAGATGTTGAATATTTACTTCAAGAAGGATATGAAGATCTTGATATAATAAAAACAAATAATAAAAGAGAAATTTATCAATTAAAATATCACGAATCAACAAAATCTGAATCATTAACATACACACAAAGTGAAAAATCTGGTTTGTTTAAAGTTATTGAATCTCAATGGAAAGAAGAAAGAAATAAAAATATTGATAAAATTATATATACAATACATGGTAAATACACAGAAATAAAAAAACGGTTTGAAAATTGCGAATTCGAATTTGTTGCAAAATTATTTTTATGGCTACATTTTAATATCGTGTGTAAAAAACATAAAGATCATGACAAAAAAGACACTATTAAAAATGATACAAAAACGAATGAAAAAGAATATGAACAGATTATTTTTGATGTTACATCAGATACGCAAGATATTAAAAACTTTTTTGAAATAAATAGTGATATAATTAGGAGCACAATTAATAATGATGAATTATACGAATTCTTTACGGACGATAGTATGTATAAAATTTATTTGGAGAAAATAAGTTTAGTTGAAGGTCCTGACTTCATTGAATTAGAGAAAGACATTTCCTCTCAAATACAAGACAAATTTAAAGATTTTTTTTTATTGGAACAAACGGTTGATTACAAGTCATTAAAAACTAAAATTGTACGAGATACAATTGATTACACATTCAGAACAACGCTACAAAACTCAAAAAAAGAATCACAGAGACATATTAAAGTTATTGACATAATAAATGAAGTAAAAAAAACGATTCACACATTTAACAATAAAGACGATTTATTAAAGGAATATATTTGTGGCTTCAAAAATATCATATCATCAATGAGTAAACATGATATTATTTACCGCAATGAATTACAAAATAGGTTATCCATTTTATTAAAAATAAGCGTCGATAATAAAAATAAAAGATCAATTATTGAAACAATTGTACATGAAATTAATTTATTGCATAATAGAAGTAATAAGGAAGCTGTTACGACCGAAGACGAAACATATAAAATTAGATATTTGTTTATACCATATGTATATGAAACATTTAAAAATATCGAATTAAATCCGGATGAAACTATGTTAATGTTAAATCAGCTCGGTGAAGCTTCTAAAAAGAAGATGTTTACTTGTATGAATTGCAGTAATACATATTTAGATAAATTATCACTAAAGGAAAATAATGATCCCAAAGAAATAAAAAATAAACCATTAATTAATAAATCAAAAAAAAATAGTACTCGACGATTAAATAAATTGGTAGACTTAGATTCGATGAACATCAATAATAATATTCCATGTGAAATAGTGCATAAATCCGTTGCTATCGATAAATGTGAAAAAAACAAAAAAAAGAAATAAAACAACAATAACAATAAAAGCCAAATCAAATGTTGAAAGACAACAAATAAAATAAACAGAAAATGAAATGAGTTCATTAATTTATTTATTATTATTATTCTTATCAAATTTATTGTACAATGATAAACATTTTTTTTCATAAACTGGATCATACTTATCACTTTTTTGTCTATTAGATTTCCATTGCAACGGCTGTAGATTCGATATAGCATCTGTTCCACCTTTTGATTTTGGATGAATATGATCCATTTCCCAACTAGTAGTTTTTCGTTCTCCATATGCTTGCTTTTGTAATATATCTCCATTCACATCTTTACGATAAAAATTGCCATTAACACCTCGTATGGTCGGTGCTTTTTTCCATATAATTTGTTTTAATTGTTCTTTTTGTGGTAATTTATTGATGATAGATGTTTTATGAGTTGTTTTTTTAACCGAGGAAGTTACAGCGGATGGTTTACAAGTGGTTTTTTTTGGCCGAGGGGGTCGCGATGGATGGTTTATAAGTCGTTCTTTTCACTGAAGGACAAGTTTTAGATGTCTTTGATCTATTAACACTTGATTTACAACTCGTTTTTTTTGGTGAATGATTAATTGCAGAAGTTTTTTTAGGATTTGGTTGTTTATTAGATTTCGGTTTTGGTGATGGCATTTATTGTGATTTGTAACTCTAATAATAAGTGGAAAAATATTTTGTTATTCAAAAATCAATTTTTTTGTTCTATACAAAAAATGCTTATGATAAAAAAAATACAAACAAAAATTGAAATACAATCCAATTCCTCAATCCCATAAATAATTTAATCATAACACTCATTCTAACAATGTCTTTAGAATCATTACAACAATTGTTCACGGCGCTAAATACCAAAGCGCAAGAAGCGTATGTCGAAGCTATAAATAAGGCTAATCAAAATATTAAAAAAGAATTA